TATTCACCCAAACATAATATACTAGACTAAAGAACCCCCAGCTTTAGCACGAATCTTGCTTACAGCTTCGCGGGTTTTGGTTTCTTTAATTCCTTTTGACCCATATCGTTCTGCCAAAGGAGTTGTTGGATTGGCGTGAGCAATCCTAGTCAACATTTCTTTCATACCGCTATCAGGACGAACGCGGTCACCAGTACCACCTACAATATTGCAAGCGACAGGAACTTTTTCGATATGTGGATTTTCTTGTAGAAATAATTCTGATGCGGAGATGCTCATAAAGTCATCCCATTGTTCTTGTGTTTCGCGGTTAAAAAACGTGTATGTTGGCATCAGTACTCCTATGCATGATATTATTTAGTAATTTAATCGGCTTGTCGGGTCAAATAAGTCCTTCTAATTTTTTTAGGATTAAAGAATTCAACAACAGTATCAATCGCATCTTGCATATTATATTCCTTACACGAGAAAATGTCTATATAGCCTTCTCCGGTATGATCATTAAAATGTGCAATAATATTAGAAGTTTCGATAAGTTGAATTACTGTCCAACCTTCAAGATGAACTTCATTATGTCCAAAATGCAATACTTGTGGTTCACCATAAGGAACCATGTCGATACGTTCGACTAAGGTTTTAACCCATTTGGTAAGAGTTTCTTTGTTAGTTATCGCTTCAATATTACATTCGCTACAATCAAGCAGCGTATGATATCCCCAGTAATGTGACATTATTCTTCGTCTTCCATGTTAAGTAGATCATCAATATCTAAAGTTTTGAGTGCTCGGGTTAAGCGTTTATCTTTTTTGTGTTGTCGATAATCATCCATATCAGCACCATATTCTTCGTCATCATAATATTCATCATTATAATTACGGCGAGTCTTACCCATTTAGATACTATTCTCCTGCTTGAAATTTGCAATTTGCACATCATCATACTTGTGAGCGTGTCTTAGATGAGTTAGAAGTGGTCCAGGCATGTAAAGCTCGTTTCCATTTCTCGACACGCACCCAAAAGGACACGGCTTTCCTTTAGAAGTTTTAATATTTAGATCTTCAGTGATCTTGTCAGGAACTTCGCTTTCTGGTGGAAGTAGACCAGGAAAGGCGTGAAAAACTAGATCATATGTAATATTTGGATATGGGCAAATCTTATCCTTCATTGCAATAATAAGTTTTGCATCTTCTGGATCAATTGTTTCTAGAACTTGAACAAAAATAGTTTCCCTCTTTAGAGGATTTAGTTGAGCAGCACCATCAATGAATAGATATAGACGACGAAATTCATTATAAAGATTTGATTGCTGATCTAGATTTTCATTTTCCTTGTATGGTGGAGCACCAGAAGGAAGCGCAAACTTAATTGTCGGATCAAACATGTACTTCAGAATTCCATATACAGGAATAATATTTGAACACGAAGCCAGAGATTGAAGCCTCGCATTTGGATCTGGTAGATCATTAATCATCTTTAGCATCTCCGAGATGCCATAGCGCCTAGTCATTCTTAATAATTCCTTGTTCTTTGAGTTCTTTTACAATATTAAGCCATTTGCGATATGTTTCGCCATCCAGCTTATAAAAATTATGTTTTGGGTTGATGGTATGATATAGCTTAGCGGCTAGTTGTTCATTAAAAATCACCTATAGCCTCCACAAGATTCTTCAGCTTCTTTTCAATAAAATAATTAAACAGTTTGCTGCGGTCCTTGTTGGATTGTTTTTCAAACTCTTCAAGAATATTAACTTCAATATAATCTGGAATGCATGAGAAGTCAACCAAAGTTTTATTACGACTAAAATTTCTTAGCATTTCTGAATTACAAAATTCTTCGGGCTGTTGAGTAAGCCAGACCTCAACCCTTTTACTCATAATCGACTTTTGGCGAATACCAGTAACCAAAGTGTCATCCGAACTTAGGAAGTTTGGAATACCATCTCCCACATCACCGCGAATGATATGTTCCTTCAAAAAGGATTCTGGATCATTGCATGTGATATATTTCTTTAGGGGAGGGCTATATTGCTTAACATTTGGATACTTTTGAAGTTGCTGGAAATCCTTATCTCCAGATAGAATGATAATATCTTCGGTTTGGTTATGCTTAACCAGCGTTGCAATAATATCATCTGCTTCCGCACCATCAGCTTGCACAACGCGGTAAGGAAAAACTTCCTTAAGTTCTTCTCGAATCTTATTAAGGCTATCAAAAATCATGTTCCAGTTCAATTCAGAACTATCACGAGCCTTCTTACGATTTGCCTTATAATAAGGGAAAATATCTCGCCTCCAAGACCTACGATCATCGGCAGCGATAACAAGCGCCCCATACTCTGTGGAAAACTTAATTTTGTTTGCGCGAATGCTATTCAACACCATGTGGCGAAGAAGATTTTCGTCCAGGTCTGCGTTTGTGTGATTTCCCAATTGCTCCATAAGCGTAGCAATCATCACCTGTGCCAAATCCATTAAAATCATATCAAATCTTTCATTATATTTAAAATTATTATAAATAATATATATCAAACTTGATTAAATGTCAAGCTCATCTTCTACAAAAAGATCATCATCAAAATCTTCCATAGGATCACCATCAATTTGCATAGCTTCTGCAATATCTTGTAGAGGGTAATAAATATTTGATGATTTTAGAAGTAATGATTTAATAGATTCTACTACAAGAACACAATCTTTAATCGATGATTCATGAGATACATCAAATCCATACATCATTGACCTATCAAAAACTTGTCTAGTAATTTCTACAGAAATCTGATCAAAATATTCTTGACGAATATTATGGATAATAGCATCAGATTCTTCTTGGGTAACAGGAAGATGAGACTTATTTGGAAAATCGATTACGTTATTGGAAAAATTCATGTAATGACCCTAAGCAATACCGTATCTTGATTAATACGGCCATTTGGAACAGTATTAGTGGTCTTTATACCATTGACATTTTTCATTACGGCAAGTTTTCCTAGAGACAATACCAAAGGAAGAACCTCATTTGGTTTACGCAGAGTCTTAGAAATGGACTTAGTTTCATCAAAGTTAATAATAGTCGTACCCCTCACAGAAAGACCTTTATCATCAGCCGAATAATATACATTCAGCTTCTTATATTTAGTGTTAAATGTGAATAGCATTTGTGCCTTTACAATCCTAGTAGGATCAATTGAGGCAATTTTATACACAGAACTTTCTTTCATAAAGGTAACCTTAGAAACCACCTTTTCGGCAGATTTTTCCTTTACCTTACGTGGCTTACGAACAGACTTTTTGGTTTCGGTAAAAGCCATACAATCTGTAATGATTTTAAGTAGAAAAGCCTTACTTTTTCTACGATCACTCATCTTAATATTAGCATAAGCTTCCTTAACCTGAGGATCTCCCCCAGCAATAGCAGTAGACAATTCAGCTTCTAGAGGCATATAGAAAGCAATTATCTTAGATACAAATGCAGACTTAATAGAATTTGTCTTTAGATAATCAAACATACTAAACTCAGATTGATAACCATTCTTATAAAAGTTATCAAATTCTTGTTCGATATCACCAATAATATTATCAAGCTTGTCTGAATCCTTTTCAGCAAGAGTCGAATCATTCTTGGTTGCCACGGAAGACTTTTTATTCGTTTGCACAAACTTAAGTGCATCCGAAATCTTCTTGTTGAGCCATACAATAGACTCTTCGGGAATGTTTACCCCATTCTTAAGCATACGAGAAATTGCACCAGCAGTAGTGCTAGTTCTCCAATCAGGCAGAGTCTTATATGCAGAAATTTGTTCTGGCTTATAATTACCAGATGTCTTCATATAATCAAGAACCCAGGATACAAAATCCTTTTGATCACACGAATAATTATACCAGTTATAAGCCATTCGGATATCCAATACAGTCTTAATATCCGAAGCCTTGGGTTCTGCCCCAATATGTTTGTCGATGTTGTGATTGATTTTGGCGCGTTGAGCAGCCTTCTTTGCATTTTTATCTACGGTAGCCATAGGGTTTCTCCAAATTTATGATGACACATATTACCATAATTGGAGGCCATGTCAATAGCTAGTAAATAAGGGTGTTTGGATCAATATGTGGGTTCAGATTGGATTTGCGCAAATATTGTGCAATCATGTGCATAAGGCTTTGGTGACAATCTTCCACGATTCCATAATTTTTTGATTTGACATGAAGAGGAATTGTTGCCTTCAATGATGCTCCACCATCAAAACCACACATAGCAATACTTTCAAATCCTGATATATGACAAAACTCAAGAGCCTCTCGAATATTAGGAGAATTGCCAGATGAAGAAATTGTAATTAAAATATCACCCTTTTTCATAAGTTTCTTGGCTTGATATGAAAAAATTGAATTATAAGACATGTCATTAGCTATAGCAGTCATTAATGGCACATTAGAAACAAGGGATACGATTCTTGGTTCTAATTGGGTACTGGTAGAAATACCTTTCATACAGTCACACACCAAATGATTTGCGATAGCTGCCGAACCACCATTACCACAGACATAAATGGTATTATCTGTCTGTATGGTTTTTTCAATAAGTCTAGCAGCAGCATCTAGACATGTAGTATCAACTGACCACATAGCATGATTTAAATCGTTAGTATATTCTTTAAAAGTTGTTGTTATAGTCATTATAAACAGTCTCCACTCCAGTACGTGAGAAATTAAAACCTTGTAAGGATAATCCTTTATCATTCATTTCTTTTATGACATGGGCTTGTTTGTTTAGTGGTACATAAAAAAGAAAATATCCTCCTCCACCAGCACCAAGAATCTTGCCACCATATGCACCAGCAGACATAGAGGATTTATAAATCTCATCCAATTCAGGATCAGAAATACCATCGGTTAATTGTTTCTTTAGATTCCATGCTTCATCAAGCATCATACCAAAATCATCATATTGTTTTGAATTTAAATAACGAAAACCTAAGATTGCTTGATCAGTCATTTTAGAAAGAATGTCGTGTTTTGGTTCTGCATTTTGTTTTTCTAAAATTAAATTAGCAGAACGCTTTCTTCCAGTATAGAAAAGTAATAGATTTTCAGTCATGGCATAATGACTAACTGTCGGCGTGTCTATAACAGATTCATCAGGCTTAAATTCAAACAAATTCATTCCGCCATATGCCGCAGCATATTGGTCCTGCTTTCCGATAGGAGAGCCACACTTATCAATCTCTAGATCACAAGCCCACTCAGCAATCTTTTGATGTCTGGGCATAAACGATTTAATATTCAATTCCATAAGATTTTGAATAAGTGCTACAGAAAATGTTGACGATGATCCCAATCCAGTTCCTACTGTTGGGACATCAGCAAATGACGCAATTTCTAATCCGGTTTTGTGTTTATCGCTATAATATTCAATAGCATTTCTTACAATATCATGTTTTAGATTTTTATAATCTTGAACAGTTTCAATTTCAGAATACATCAATTTAACATGATCAATAGGTGTCTTGTTTATCGCAATGTACATATACTTGTTTATTGCAGCAGATAGTACTGCGCCACCATGCTCTCTATAATGAGAAGCAAGGTCCGTGCCGCCCCC